CAACAACGGCCACAACTGCAACAAATGCCACAAATATTGCAATTACGGACAATACAAGCACAAATGCCACGTATTATCCAGTTTTTGTAAGCAATTCAAGCGGTAACAATGCCGCCACAACTTCATCAACAAAGCTAAAATACAACCCATCAACGGGTGCTTTGTATGTGTCAACAATATATATAGCGCCTTAAAGGGGAAATCATGGGTCAATTAGTTTTTCAAGCAACGCTAGGCGGTCAAGTTAACTTGGTTGGCCCTAACACGGCATCCACCTTTAACCTAAACGTACCGTTGGCAAACGACACATTAGTTGGTCAAGCCACTACAGACACGTTGACAAACAAAACAATTAGCGGTGCGTCTAATACATTAACTGTAGATGGCACTAATACTGTTGGATTTTTAAATATCCCTCAAAATAGCCAATCTGCGGCATACACGCTTGTTTTAGCTGATGCTGGAAAACACATCTTTCATCCATCAACCGATGCTAATGCAAGAACATTTACTATTCCTGCAAATTCAAGCGTTGCTTATCCAATTGGTACAGCAATCACATTTATTAACATGACTTCACAAGTTGTGACTATTGCGATTACGACAGACACGATGTATCTTAGTTCTGCTGGTACAACTGGTTCGCGTAGTTTGGCTCAATATGGCTCTGCAACAGCCATTAAAATTACATCAACATCTTGGTTAATTTCAGGGAGTGGTCTAACATGAGTGGTGCTTTACAAGCTGTTTTTATGAATCAAAGGTCGTTTGGAGCGCCTCCAGGTTCTCAATCTTATACATCTTCTGGCACATATACATGGGTTGCACCAGCGGGAGTTACTTCGGTTTCTGTTGTTACCGTTGGCGCAGGCGCAAACCCTAGTGCAGGCGGTGGAGCTTTGGCCTATAAAAATAATATTTCGGTTACCCCATCAAGTTCGTATACGGTATATTTAAGCGCAACCGGCGGAACTGATAGGTCTTATTTTATTAACGCTTGTACGGTAAGCGCTGGTTCAACAACCAATAGAACAGGTGATGGCGGTGGAAACGGTGGCGCTGGTTTTGGTGGCGGTGCTGGTGGATATTCTGGCGCAGGGGGTTCAAATCCATCATCTGCGGGCGGATCAAGTGGAACTGCTGGTAGTGGTGGCGGTGGCGGTGGCGGTGGTTATACCGATTTAGCTGGCTGTTTGCCGTTTGCTTATGCCGCTGGTGGTGGTGTTGGAATACTTGGTCAAGGCTCTAATGGTGCGGGTGGTGGATTTGTCTCAGGTGGAGCATCTGCAACTGGTGGCGGTGGAGGTTCTGGCGGTGCATCTGGCGGTAATAGTACACCCGCTTCATCTGGCAAAGGTGGAGCCTATGGCGGGGGCAGGGGATATGGTTCCTCTGCTGGCCCAGGCACAGCGGGATCAAGTGCTGTTCGAATCATTTGGCCTGGTAATACGCGAACATTTCCATCCACTTGCGTGGGGTCACCATGAACCTTTATATCGAAACTGAAAACGGCGTAACCAAGAATCACCCAGCGTTTGAGGACAACCTCATGCAAGCGTTTGGTGAAATACCAACAAAATGGGAATTATTTATTCGTGTTGAGCGCCCCACTTTAGGCGTTTATCAATTACTAGAAAATCCTGAACCTGTATATGCAAAAGTAAATGGTATTTGGACGGACGTATGGACAGTGCGCGATATGACTGCTGAAGAAAAAACCGCAAAACAGCAGGCCGTCATAACTGGATTTAATACCCGTGACCAAGCATCTAACTGGTCAGCATGGACTTTGAATGAGGCTACTTGCACAATGCAACCGCCAATTCCACGACCTGATCTTGAACAAACAAAGGTAGACGCTAATATTTTCACATTTTGGTGTGGTGCGGAAAACAATTGGAAAGACACTCCTACTAAACCAACAGACGGGCAATACAAATTTGACTTTTTTGCATGGACTTGGGTTAAAGTCTAGGTTAACAAAAGGGAAAAGTCATGGCCAAAGTAAAAACAAAGAAAATCTGCAAAGCCGCTGAATCAGTAAAAGAGGTGGTAGTTCAAAACCAATTGCAAGTAGCTTATCATTTTCCTTGCCCTATTTATTTGATTGAGCGCCCTGATTTTCTTGAAGCTGTTAAAGAAGTGTCTGATGAGAACCTTGATATCCAACGCAAGAATCAAGAACTCAATGAAATATATCCAGTTGTGATGAGTGGCAATTATTTTGCTGATCCACGCATGGCTAAATTTTCTGAATTTGTTGGCGCTACCGCATGGAATATTTTGTCGGAACAAGGCTATGCTATGCAAGATAAAGTTGTTTCATTTACAGAAATGTGGACACAAGAACACCATAAGCATTCCGCAATGGATCAGCACGTTCATGGGTTTGGCTCTCAAATAGTGGGATTTTATTTTCTTGAAGCGCCTTTAGATTGCTCTCGCGTGGTGTTTCATGACCCAAGATCAGGTAAAGTGCAGATTGATTTACCAGAACAAGACATGAACATGGCAACTCCTGCCAGCAAAATGATTAACTTTGAACCAAAGCCTGGCATGATGATCTTTGCAAACTCATGGTTGGCGCACTCATTTACTAGACATTCTTCAGAATTACCAATTAAATTTGTACATTTTAATTTGACGGTTAACATGGCTCCACAAATTGTGTGTGTGACAACACCTCCAGCCGAAATTATATGAAGTATTCAATAAGATTTAATAAAACAAGAGGTCAAGAAGGGCGTGGTACTTTAGATCATTGCTGGAGAGTATTTGAAGGTGAAAAAGAATATTTGTTTAAACACATTAAAATTAACGTACCAAGTCAAAGCGAAAAAGACCCTAATGGTCAAGATTGGAATGTTGTTTGTGAAGGCAAATTGACAATTGACAGAGACACATCAACCGCAATTATTGGATAAATCATGCAATGGAAAATAACTGATATTCATGCCAAAGATGGCGTAATTACAACCGCAAAATATCATGTAACCAACGGCGTTATAGAAACAGAAGGTTATTGGCATTTTCCTGATGTTGGAGATTTGGCATTTAATCAAATTACCGAAGAAATGGTCATTGAATGGATCAAATCTGCCTCTATGAAAGACGGTGAAAACATCATAGAATCACGCATAGAAGCACAAGCCGATCAACCGCAAAAAGTAACACCTCCTTGGTTGCCACAAACATTTACGCCACAACTATGATTTTGAACTTAACGCCAATTCAAGTTAACGCTATTTTTGTGGCGTTGCAACGTAATCAAGAAATACTTACAGAAACCTTGCAAGAGGTTCAAAAACAAGCGACTGAACAAAGTTTGCCTAAAGAACCGAATATAACGGTTGCCCCATAAGGAAAAGACATGACAGCACCTATTGACATTATTAGCAGAGCGTTAAAGGATATTGGTGCCCTAGAATCGGGCGAAACGCCCACGCCTGATGCGGCGCAAGATGCCTTTGATATGTTGAACGACATGATCGATCAGCTATCAAATGAGCAAATGATGGTGTTTTATAAGACTGAAATTATCTTTACGTTAACATCGGGGCAAACGCAATACACCATAGGCCCAGGCGGTCAAATTGGCGCATCCCTTACGGCATCCATTAGCGGAACAATCCTCACGGTAACTGGCATCAATAGTGGTGCTATTGCATTGGGTATGACGTTAAGCGGAACAGGTGTGACGGCAGGCACCAAGATTGTGTCGTTCATTAGCGGTGCTGGTGGCAACATTAACGAAGCGGGCACTTACCAACTTAATATCAGTCAAACCGTAGCATCGACCACGATCAACGCGTATTATGAGCGCCCATTGTCAATCAATAGCGCATTTGTACGGGTCAACACCAACTCTAATGGCGTTCCAATTCTTAACGGTGGCTTGGATTATCCAGTTGCCATTTTGAATGTTGAAGATTATGAAATGATTGGTTTGAAGACGCTAAACGGCCCTTGGCCAAAGGCGCTTTATTATCAACCAACAGAGACACTAGGCAATTTGTTCGTATGGCCAAATCCAGCGCAAGGCGAAATGCACATTTTTGCCGATACGTTATTTACTAGATATGGTTCGCTGAACGATGTGATTAACCTGCCACAAGGCTATTCAATGATGCTCAGATGGGCGTTGGCCGAGCGTTTGATGCCGATGTATGGCAAAGCAAGTCCCACGCAAATATCAATGATTAACGCCTATTCAGCGCAAGCTAAAGCGACCGTTAAGCGAACAAACATGAAACCCGTTCAATCTGCCCGATATGCTGATGCTTTGTTGATGAGCAGAGCCAAGGACGCAGGTTGGATACTTAGTGGGGGTTTTTTAAGGTAGAGGATAGTTTGACAAATAGTTTTGTTTTAAGTATACTGAGTTTTTTAAAAGGAGAAACTTATGTACGACAAAGAAACAAAATTAGCAAAACAGAGATATTGGTATGAGCGAAGAAAGTTAGGTTTGGGTTCACCTAATCCTGGCAGACCAGCAAATACACCTAATGTCTTGTGGAGCAAAGTGGATGTTAAAGGCGAGGATGAATGTTGGCCTTGGAAAGGTTTTATAAACCATGATGGTTATGGACGAACTTGGATTGATGGTTATGGATATTATGCTCACAGAGTAATCTTTGATTTAGCAAATCCAAATACAATTACTCGAAGTGCTCCTAAATCAACAGATGAATTTGGTTTTGTTTTGCATACTTGTGATAATCCAATTTGTTGTAATCCAAAACATTTGTGGGCGGGAACTCACAAAGACAACATGGAAGACAAAGTGAAAAAGGGCAGAAGCCCTGATTTCAGCGGTGACAAAGGCCCAAGGTGTAAGTTGACAATGGAACAAGCAAAAGAAGCTAGAGAACTTAGAAAGAATGGTGCAAGCGTGAGAGATTTAGCCGAACAATTTGGATTAAGTTTACCAAGCATGAAAACTTTGCTTCGTGGTCAATCGTATAAAGAAATCGAGGTAAAAGATGCCTGATTTTAATTTTGTC